AGGCTCGAGCGCAACCACCGGAACCACCTAGCCGCCTCCTCCCCCAGCTCACCAGGGATCGGGATCACATCGTGATCCTTCGTCTTATGTCGGTAAATCCGCAGCATTGGATTATCGGAACCGACATTCACCAACGCATCCACCCGCAAAGTGCGGATCTCCGAACCACGCATCAACGTGTACAAACCCAGGGCAATAACCCAACGGTCCAATGGATGGTTCTGTTCTGCGACCTCAAGCAGGTCAGCGAACCTGTCAGCAGGAATGTAGAACCGCTCCCTGCCATCGTCAGGAACATTTGACCAGATCTCCATCGGGTCCTCATCCCGAGGCAAATGCCTGTTCAGCCGGCACCATTTGAAAAACGAGCGCAGCGTCTGCGCGTACAGGTTCGTGGTGCGTGGTGCCCATTCCGGGTGCGCCGAGAAGAACACATCAATGTGACGGGCCTCCAGGTTCTGCACCTGAATGTTCCCCCAAATATCAAGGGCGAAACCAAGCACCGTCCGCTTCGTGCGGATCGTGTTCTCAGCTTGCTTACGCATCCGACAATGGTTGATGTACCCATCTGTCGCTTCACTAATTCTGATTCCCACGAGGAAAACCCCCATCTAGTGACTAGTCCGATCACAACTTGTGAGTGACTGTACAACGTGTGACCTGACAATTGCAACATATGAGTAGGGTTCAAGTCCCCCCTCGGACACGACGTGGCAAAACGCTGCCTGTAACACCGTGCAAGATTATCCTGCCTTGTTACATGAGTGTCTAGACATACGTTGGCAACATGTGTGCTACTGTCCGCGAATAGGAAAAATCTCCCATCGGAGGACTGAATGCCAGCACCAAGGATCCTGCCCGATAACGCCACCCTGCGGCGTTGGGTGCAGGACGAGGGGCTCACGCACGAGCAGGTCACCCAGCGAGTGTATGAGACGACCGGGCAGAAGGTCGCGAGGTCCACGGTGGCGGCTGCCCTGCATCGAGCTGGCCTGACGAAACCGCAGGCCCGGTACGAGCGGGAGATCCCCTGGCGGGTGAAGCCTCAGCACGCCGCGTCCTACCCGGCACGCATGCTGAGAAATCTGGGAAGAATTCGAAATAATGGTTCCCTGCCGGAAGCCGAACAGGCTAGGTTTGAGTCATGGCTTGCAATGATCGAGCAGGAACAGGTGGTCGTGGCCTACGACCCCGAGGTGGGGTTTTTCTATGTGCCTGCCGATCAGCCCACGGACTTCCCCGAGGGGACTCCTATTCGTCCGGGTCTATCAAAGATCTCGCAATGAGAGAGAGAGAGAGAGAGAGAGAGAGAGAGAGAGAGAGAGAGAGAGAGAGAGAGAGAGAGAGAGCTGCTCCCCGCTACGCGGGTTGAGTGCCCACATACAAGTAAGAACAGTAAGTACTTTAAGTACTGTGGGGCGCCCCGGCGCCCTGTGATTGTGTTGTCAAAGTCACGAATTGTCAATGCGACACGCCGAATGACACCATTGTAGTTTCTGACACGACACGCCGTGTCACACCTTGCGGCTGTCAGATCGGGGGGATACCGTGCAGGACATGCAAAAGATTGACCAGGGTCTGACCGATACCGTGAAGTCGGTCACTATCGCTGGCGGTCGAATGATCGTCGCCCAACCTGACTGGTCCGACCTGGACTGGCAGCGCGTCGTCTTCGAGCTTGGCCTCCAAGACAGAGAAGTGCAAGACCAAGACATGGGCCTGCTCTCCACAGGCCACCTCTTCTGGTGGGTGCCAAATGAGTAGACCATCGGTGGAAGAACTCACCGGACGCAACAGCGTCTCCTACTCCAGCCTGGACACGTTCCAGCAATGCGGGGAAAAGTTCCGACTGACCCGCATCCACAAGGTCCCCCAAGAGCAGGCGTACTGGAACGTCGGAGGTAAGGCATTCCACCTTGCGTCCGAATGGTTCGATCAGGGATCGGACCTGTCCATTGCGAGCCTGTGGCGTGACGCGTGGGACAAGGAGATGGCTGACGTGGACACGTCCAAGCCTTTGCGTGCCGGCGGTCGCGCCACGAAACAGTTCCCCAACAAGGAAGACCACCTGTGGTGGGGAATCAACGGCCCGAACATGGTTGCCGACTACGTGAAGTGGCGTGCCAGCATGGGGTGGGACATTTTCACCGTGGACGGTGTACCCATCATCGAGTACGACTTCGTCCTGGTGCTGCCGAACGCGATCCAGTCCGACGACGCCTCCCCCAACGTACTCGTGCAGGGATACATTGACCGAGTCTTCGTCAACAGTCACGGTGAACTCGTGGTGTGCGACCTGAAAACCGGGTCACGCGAACCTGCCGCATCCACGCAGCTCGGGGTCTACGCCGGAGGCATCCGGCAACGCCTCGGTGTCAACCCCACCCTGGGCTGCTACTACATGGCACGCAAGGGCGACGTAGGAGGCATGATCTCTCTTGCCCACTACACCGACGAACTGCTGTCGTACTGGATCTCCACGTTCGAGGACTCCATCCGCTCCGAGCGGTTCCTCCCTCACGTCACATCCATGTGCCAGACATGCACCGTTGCCCCTTCCTGCTACGCCGTAGGTGGCAAGGCCCCCTACCCCCTCCCTTTTCTTAACCGCTGATCGCAACATGTGACTGAAAGGAACGACCGTGTCAACCGAATCTGCTTTTAGTGCGAACGTGCGCCTGCCCATCGCAGGCCATGATGTTCAGGTCACCGTGCGTGGTGGCTCCGCGAGTGAGTTCCAGATGCATTGGGCTGAACTTGCTGAGGGCATGCAGAACTTCATCGAGTCGGTGCAGTTGACGGTGGGTGCGAGTAACGCTGGTGCGCTGCTGGCTACTGCCCCATCTGCTGCTCCGGGTGCTGCTCCCGTGGATAACCCGTGGACCCCGACTCAGGCAGCCCCCGCTGCCGACCCGTGGGGTGCTGCTGCGCCCGTCGCACCAGAGCCTGCGGGTCCCGCACCGATGTGCGACCACGGTCAGGCCATGAAGCTCGTCCCTGCCGGCATCAGTAAGAAGACGGGCCAGCCGTATAAGGCGTTCTATGTGTGTGCTGCTCCGCAGAAGGCGCAGCAATGCCAGAAGACCGTGCGCCTCTGACATGAGGTTCGTGTCCTTGTTCGCCGGAGTCGGCGGTTTCGATCTTGGCCTGGAACGTGCAGGGCATGAATGCATCGCCCAGGTTGAGATTGACAAGCATTGCCGCTCCGTGCTGGACAAGCATTGGCCCGATGTTCCCAAGCATGACGACGTGAGGACAGCCATTGAGTTCGCTAACACCATCGGACTTGTGGGACGAACCGACCTTGTATGCGGAGGATTCCCCTGCCAGGACGTATCCGTTGCAGGAAAGCGAGCCGGCCTCGCCGGGGAACGTTCCGGGCTCTTCTGGGATGCACTCGCTTTCGCGACCCATGTCCAAGCAAAGTGGATCCTCTTGGAGAATGTCCCCGGACTACTCACGTCAAATCAGGGACGCGATTTCGGAACAGTCGCGCTTGCATTGGGCGACGCAGGGTTTGACTACTTTGAGTGGCGCGTGCTTGATTCGCAGTTCTTCGGAGTCCCCCAACGTCGCCGTCGAGTCTTCATTATCGCAGGTACTGCAATCCCAGACGGACGACCGCTACTTGTTGAGCGCGAAGGCCGCGAATGGAATCCTCACGCGTTCACAACGCCGAGGGAACAAACTGCCCGAGGAATTGATGGAAGCCTTATCGGCTTTAGCCACAACCAGGGCCTGAACATCCAAGCATCACCGTCTGTGTTCCCCACGCTTCGTGTCGGAGGGGGGGGGCTAAGTGTTTTGGTGGACGAAGGGCCGTAGGGCTATGTCCAACACGGACTACGAAACCTGGAACAGGGGGGGGGTGAGCCCCACCTTGAACGCATTCGATAACGCAACGGAAACGAGGGCGACTGTGCTTGCAGGTAACGCAACATGTGTCCGTCGCCTCACGCCCATCGAGTGCGAGCGACTCCAAGGATTCCCCGACAACTGGACCGAAGGACAAGCCGACACCCACAGGTACAAGCAGATGGGAAACGCCGTCACCGTGAACGTCGCCCACTACCTGGGGTGGTTGCTCGCTGATGCGTAGCCTTCACCGTGCCGTCAAGTCGGGCAGCAAGATCGCAGCCACCCTGCCCAACGTGTACCAGTCCTTGGCGGCACGACAGATCCACCTGCGTCGTGGAGAGATCACGATGCTGAGTGGCCCCCCTGGGGCCGGCAAGTCCACCCTCGCCCTGCATTGGGCATTGAAAGCACAACGACCCACGTTGTACTTCAGCGCGGACACACACGAACACACGATGGCGTTGCGTCTCGCATCCATGATCACCGACGTTGACCAGTCTCAGGTGGAACCCATGATGGGTGACTCCGAATGGGCAGCAGAGGTTCTCGCTCAGGCGAAGCACATCAGGTGGTGTTTCGAGTCGGCACCATCCCTCGCTGATATTGAGCTTGAGGTGGATGCGTTCGTAGAACTGTACGGTCAGTTCCCCGAACTCGTGGTCATCGACAACCTGATTGACTGTACGCATTCGGATGGTGATGCGTGGGAGTCGCTGCGTTCTCTTCTGCGGGAGTTCAAGTGGTGGAGCCGGGAAACCTCGGCAGCATTCCTCGTGCTGCACCACACATCCGAAAGCGTGCCCGGTAACCCTGCTCCTCCACGCTCGGCGATCATGGGCAAGCTCGCGCAGACCCCCGCATGCATTCTCACGGTGACGAACAGCAACCCAGGTTTTCTCGGAATTTGCAGCGTCAAGAATCGTTATGGCCCTGCGGATCCGTCTGGTGGAGTCGTGTCTTGGCTGGTGTACGAGCCAGCCCGTATGCACATCGCCGACCTGGAGGCACGATGACAGACGCATCCGCTCGGGCTCGAGCATCCAAACGCAAAGGCGCACAGTTCGAGGTAGACCTAGAGAACTTTTTCAGGTCACGTTTCCTCCACGCCACACGCCTCGTCAGGCGAGGCAAGGACGACGAAGGCGACCTCCTCATCAGAGTCAAAGACCTCGCCCTCATCCTCGAAGCGAAGAACGAGAAGTCCATCGATCTTGCCGGGTACATGCGGGAAGCCACCGAAGAGGCCATGCGGTGGGAAGCGAAGCACGTGCATGAACCCATGCCGGCAGCCCTCGTAGTGGGGGCAGCCGCTGTGAAGCGACGCAACAACCCCATTCCTAAGACCTACATCGTGATGGAGGCAGACGACCTTGCAGAAATCCTCCTACACCTACAGAAGCGGTGACCTATGGGCGGTGTTAACGAAGTACGGATGGCAGTTACCGACACCGAAACGAGGGTGGCAGACGATTCGGTGTGGGTTTCACCCGGACAAGACGCCGTCGTGTCGCGTGTCCAACGACACCGGGGGTATCACCTGTTTCAGTTGCGGTTTCAAAGGGGACGTTGTGAAGATTGTAAAAGAGTACGAGGGGTGTGGGTGGGTTGAAGCTTACCGACGCTGCGAGGAGATTACTTCAGGAAACGGTGGAGAGGTACGAACGGGACCTGGAGGAGGTCGCGGGGTATCTGAAGGGAAGAGGTTTCACACACGAGGCGGCGACTATGTTCCGACTCGGTTACGTGAACGGTGACCACGCTGGTGACACGGACTATGCAGGCAGGCTAGCGATCCCGTACCTCACACCCGCAGGCCCCGTCGATATCCGCTACAGGTCACTCACCCCGGAAGGTCCCAAATACCTGTCCCGTCCCGGTGCGAAGACGAAACTGTTCAACGTCAAGGACCTCCTCGTGGAGTCACCCACGCTTTATGTGGCAGAGGGTGAGCTGGACTGCATCACCGCCTCCGCAATGTGCGGACTCCCCTGCGTCGCTGTGCCCGGTGCCAACAACTGGATGCCCCATTTCAAACTGTTGATGGCTGACTACAACCGTGTCGTTGTCATGTGTGATGGGGATGAAGCGGGACGCCAGTTCGGGAAAACGATTTGCAAGGAAGTGGATACCGCTGTGGCTGTGTCAATGCCAGCCAGCATGGATGTGAACGATTTGTTTGTAGCCGGAGGCCGTGAGGCCGTACTCGAAATGGTGAACGTGTGAATGTTGGAGAGCGACTGGGCACAACTCTTGAGAAGTATCACGGGACTCGGATTGGAGGTTGTGTCGGTGGACAAACGCAAATACCAGATCACGATCCAGGTTCCGAAGCCGAAGAAGTAACCGAATGACTCTTGACGAGACAGGTTTTCCGGACGTGTCCGAGATGGTTGACCCGATTGTGAATGTGCATCTGGTCAATGGGCGGGTGATCCAGATGGCGCAAGTGTCCATCGTGGAGATCGCGAAACGCCTGCACCATTACGGGTTCGTGTACCTGTCGGACGGTGAGGGTGCTTACGCCGTGTTCTTTTCGCATGGTGTGGCTGCTTTGACTGTTCCTGTACCGAGTGAGCGCGACATTTAATTGAGAGGGCCGTTAAGCCATGCGCCGCATCTACGTGATTTCAGATTTGCAAGTTCCCTACCATGACCGTAAGGCCGTGGACGCAGTAGCACAATGCATTGCCGACACGAAGAACAAGGACGACCTTGTCGTCACTATCGGCGACGAGATTGACCTTGATCAGATCAGTCGATGGGATAAGCCCGACCGTGAATGGTCACGGAGCATCGGCAGGGACAGGGACTTGACCGTTGAAGTGTTGAAGGATCTGCAAGTCACCGACAGCATCAGGTCAAATCACACCGACCGCTTGTATCGGAAACTTGCATCATCGGCACCGGGGTTCCTCGGGCTACCGGAACTGGAGTTGGAGAACTTCCTCCGCATGCCCGAACTGGGTATCACGTTCCATCGGAAAGCATTCAAGGTTGCGCCAGGGTGGCTCGCTTTACATGGGGACGAGTCGGGGATCTCGCAGCTCGGGGGTCGGACCGCAGCGAACCTTGCCATCAAGACGGGTTCCAATGTTGTGTGCGGTCACACGCATCGTGCCGGCCTATCAGCCACCACCTACGGAATTTACGGGAACATTGAACGCACCCAATGGGGGCTCGAGGTGGGCTGTCTGATGGACATGAAGTCATCTGGTGCGGCCTACTCCAAGGTACACAACTGGCAGCAGGCATTCGGTTGCTTGTATGTCAATGGCACGAAGGTCACCCCGCAACTGATCACGATTGAACGTAAGTCGTTTGTGTTCGAGGGGGTGCAGTACTCGTGGAGCTGACTGAGACAGAGTTGAAGATCGCGAACGGTGTCACTCGCCGTATCCAGCGGGTACAGCGACACCTCATTGAGTTCGATGACATCCGCTCCGAGATCTACCTGTGGATGGTGGCGCACAACGACAAGGTCACCCGCTGGAGGGACGAAGGCAAGTCAGGGAAAGGCAAGCTCGGCACCGCCCTCTACAGGGCCGGCATGCGCTACGCCACCAAGGAACGAGCCCACCTGACGAAGACTGAGATCCACGACCACGCCTTCTACTCCGAGGCTGTCCTCCACGAACTACTCCCCGACGTGTATGACTACGAGAACTGGACGATCTCAGCGTTCGAGGATGAGACGGACGGTCGTCAACAGTCACGTCCAGGTGAGGGCAACACCAGGCTGGCAATGCTGGTGGATATCAAGTTCGGGCTCGAGTCCCTGTCGGAGGACGAGCAGCAGTTGCTGGAGCAGCGGTTCGCTGATGGTGGCATGGACGTGCAGGTGATGGCAGCCACATATCAGGCGCACGAGTCCACGATCAGGCGGCGTATCAGGAATGCGCTGCGGAAACTTTCAGACAGGCTCGGTGGTGAACCACCGTGGTTCTAGGAGGCAGGATGAGCTGGTGGGCTGTGCCCTTCATCGGGGTGCTGGGCATCCTCGGGCTCTTGGTGGGTTACACGATTGGTGCTTTCCTGATCTCCCTCAGGGATGAGCCGCATGATGTCTGGGAGGATTGGGAAGATTGAGGCGCAACTGGTGCAGGCCCCTGCTTGATTCAGCAAGGACCCGCACCAGAAGCAGTCCATCATCTCGGCATTCCCACAAGAATGTCGATGCCTGAAACACCAAGGTCGGACTCGTTCAACGTCGTGTCTAGGATCTCGCTGCGATACACCAAATCCAGACAACAATCCTCAAGCGCATGGTCGCTAGGAATGTTGAGTCGATCAACCTCCGCTAGCCAGTCACGCACCGTCTGAACGGTCGGCTTTGCAAGCAAATCCACGTACACGCTGATCGTCGCATCGCTCTTTACGTTGATGTCACTCATTGCAATCACCTCCCCAAAAGAACTCGTCATCCGTCACGTCAGGCCCCATGAATGACTCCGCAACTGCCTCCTGATAGGCAGCCAGCTTCTGCTCATCCGTGAGTGTCGAAATCCACATTCATTTCCCTCATCTTCTCCAGGTACTGCCACAGGTCATCCGCTGTGTCCGGGTTAGGGCATGTTTTCGCCCACAATGTGAAGTCGTACAGCATCTTGTCCTTCATGGCTCGAGCACCGAGCCCCCACCACATCCTGTTCGTGCTGGACTGGTGATCTATTCCGGGCATGTGTCGTCTCCTGCGTGAGGCACGATCAAATAACTGCCGCATGTGAGGCACCTCGCATCCAAGAAATAGAAGCTGATCTCGTTGTCATCAAACCGTGCCGCTATGGCGAGAGTGTCGTTGCCACATAGGCACACGTGCTGGGGGCCGAACTCGCTGTAGTCAGGGCCGTCAGGGATCTCGTTGAAGGCCACCTTCACAGGCTTAGACACGATTCACGTACCCCGGATCTGTTGAATGCTGGCACGTGCATGACTCAGGCCATTCACAAATCTTGTGCTGGAATCGCACGATAGATTCGGGGGCACCATCGGCAAGGATGTCGCCTGCTGCGCGACAATTGATGCAGATCATGATGCCGCCTTGACGAAAGGTGTCACCTGAGGTGTCTGAAGGATGATTCCCAACTCGCGACGCAGATTCGCTCGATGCGTGGGCGACAACCCACCCCAATATCCGTCAGCCTCGTGCCGTAAACCCCATTCCAGGCATTCCGACTGGAACCAGCAGCCGTAACACATGCGCTTGATTGAATCAATCACGTGCCTGTGTGGGTTCCTCGTCTCCGGGTAGAAGAACTCCGGCCCCACCTCGGCACAGTTCTGTGTGCCATCAAATGCTGGATACTTCAACACCAACCCCCGAAAGTGAGTTCACCGCTGAGGTGAGCTGATCATTGGAAACATTCACGTAGATCTGTGTCGTCCCGAGGGACGCATGCCCCAGCAGCGTCTGAACAGCGCGCAAATCGTGACTGTTCGCATGCACCTGGGTGGCGAACCGATGCCGCAGGCTGTGCGTGGAGAAACCTTCGGGCAAGACAGCCCGGACGAGCCTGCCGATAGTGGTCGGGGTCAAGTGACCGTCACCATGCGGGAACAGGTACAGGTCCTTGCCCCGGTATGGTGCCAACAAGGGCTCGAGGTCCGGATGGACCGGGATGACGCGCTGCTTCGAGCCTTTCCCCGTCACGCGCAGCTCGCTCGGACCAATCATGGACCCGTGCATGCCAGCAATCTCAGCCCTTCTCAGGCCAGCGAAACCAGCAAGCATCACCGCTAGCCGAGTGCGCTCATCCGCAACCTTCAACGCCCTCAGAAACCCATCCTCAGGGCACGGGTGAGGCACACCCAGGTTCACCCGCACAGGCTTAATCCCTGTCATGGGCGAGTCGGGGCGCAGCCCTTCCAGAATCATCCATTCGAACAGGGATTTGAGGCTTGCCCTTGCTGCTGCACGAGTGTTCGGTTTCCAACCGTCGTTCGCCATGAACATGGCGACATCAGTCATGGTGCAGGTCAGCGGGTCCGTGTGACGCATGAACCGTTGCGCGAAATTCTTACGCAACCCACGTGTCCCGACCGACTGTCCCGCTGCCTGCATCCACGCATCAAAACGGTTTAACTCAAGCACCGTGTGCCTCGTTATACCTTGCGATCACATCCGGCTTGATGCGTCCACGCTTGCCAACAGGGATTCCCTGGCTGATCGCCCACGCACGCACCTTGCGTGAATCTACCGAGCTAGTCGTGCTAGTCGTCGGTTCCGGGGCCGGCACAGACTCAGGCACAGGAGCGACAACAGTCATCTCCGAGGAAACATTCGTGGACATCCACGGTGCGTAATCAATCGACGTGCTAGTCATTCTCATTCTCCTTCGTGGTTAGGTGGCAGTTGCACGTGCAGCGCAACCCCCTGTGCGGGATCCATTCCCAACACTTCTCATGCAAATCATCCAAGCACCACCCGAACCTGCCAGTCCCCTGGCGCTTCGAGTTAGTCACGCTTCGTCCTCCAACACGGACACGCTGAACGCACCCTCCCGTGCTAGTGGTGTCACAATCAGCATTGACTGCTTCGTCACCACCTCAACCCAACCCAGCGCCTTACTCATGTCGTGCGCCAGCCACGTCACACGCCCCACATCAGGGGCACCATCGGAATCGGTGAACGTCACACACACACCGTCAGCTTCGGGCCGGTCAATGACCGTCGCCACAATCCGCTCGAACATACGTTGCCTTCCTGTTAGTGATGCCACCACCACCCCCAGAGGAATCCCGAGGGGGTACGGGACTCAACCCTGGGGGTGATGGAGCCAGCACTATTGCCTGTCACAATATCCTAGCCACATATTGCAATCACCATATAGCGACACTCCGACATTGGGCTAGTCCTGCACCCCCACCCGGTAATCCCCGAGCCTGCCGGCCCCCTCAACCTGGGTCTGCGCCGCCCACAACGTGGTGAAAGCAGCCCCATCCCAATACCCTCCCCACACGTGCCACAAGGCACCGACTCTCATCACCCTGTAGCCCGTCTCCTGGTGCCTGTACCAGCCGGGAGCCACCCTCAACCACGCTCCCCCAGTCGGCCCCAGGATCTCCCGAGGCGTGCGTCTCCTGCTCATGGCGCTAGTCCCCCCTCAGCTCGAATTCGGCAGAGCAATAGCAACGCAACCCACACGGGGCGCTACGCACCCACACCTTCACGTCTTCCCCCGTGCTAGTCATGGCGAGAGCGGCATGCCAGGACCTCTCCAGCTTCGGGCGATTGCGAAACGTCACAAGGCGTCGCCTCTCCACGGTCGGCACGTCACTATCCCCCGCAAATTCGGCGAACATATCCAGCGGGACATCCCCCACCGGGCGCATCGTGTAGCAATCCTCAGGGATCAGCACGGCCCTACCCCTCTCCAGCTAGTGATCGCTCTTCCGCATCCCAATTACTCGAGCATGCCCACGCGCACGCCTCCCCCGAACCCGCCCCACAATCCGGGCAAGGATCCACCGACCAGGTCCCCACGATGGGATCCCACGAAACGTCAACTATCCCCGTATTCACAGGGTAATTGCGATCATCCGCGCAATCCCAACAGTAAAGCGTGGACTCTCCAGCTAGTCGCGCCACGGGATCCGGCCCACTACAGATAGAACACACTTGCGACATCACAACCCCCTAAACCTCGAGCGGCGTAGGAATAACCCACGCCCACAACGTCACGAAACCAAGCGCCAGCACGGCGAACCCCGCCACCGTGCTAGTGATCCCCCTGTCAGTAATCCCGGGACGCTCGAGCGCCCACGAGAAACCCGCTAGCAATAGGCAAGGGATCAGGAACAGTCCGAGCGTGAACCCAATTGCGTACATAACCAACCCCCATTCATTGATTGCGCTAGCCGCGCACCCCCACCCCCGGCACAACGTCCGGGGATGAGGAAACCCCGGCTAGTCCATGCGTGAAGCGGCGTACGCCTTAATCCCTGACCCACGCAATACGTCCGCGAAAGCTTGCGCGTATGCCTCTTTACGTTCCATTGATTGCCCATACCCGGACACCCAATAGGACAAGCCCTTCGGATATCCCTTACGCGCCAGGCCGGCAGACTTTGCCCACCGCCCGAAAGCCGTATTCCCCGCAAATTCCACCCACGCGAACCCACACACCCCCTCGGTTTCCACGTAGAACGGCTTCGAGTAATCCACATCCGATCCGAGCGGCGTACTAGGTGAACCGAAAACCACGGTTCGCGGCGTGATCGCCGTAGCCGCGCCATGACCTGCCTCATGGGCTGCAGCCCACACGGTCGCAAAATCCGTTGACATATCCGAACCCCCTAACCGATCCCCCGGACCGTCCGGGTTATGCCACCCCCCGACAATGCCGGGGAATGACATGACCTATACGGTCACACGTTGCCATCTAGGCGCGAACTAGGAGCGGATGCTCCACAACCCCCCGCAGCTTTCCCTTCCCCAGGAGCCCCACCACGGATCCCGCCGGATCACTAAACCGATCATCCGTCACGTCACCGTCGACCACAGGCAACCCGCGCCACGTGGCAGGCAATGGCGCGACGCTAGGGAATACGGCTGTCACGGTGTCCCCCCGGCCCGTGATCCGCTGGACAGTATCCGGACGCGTGAACCTAGTGACGCTAAATGTCGTCCGATAGTTATCGGCAAGGAAACCCACACGGTCAATGCGCTTAGTGTAGTCATAGGCACGCCCGTCCCACGTTGCAATCAGCGCGAACAGGTCCGGCGCGATCCGCTCCCACGCGACATCACTATTAGCGTTAGGCCGGACGTCGAGGATCCCATGCCTGTCATGCGCCCATTGCAACCGATCCAGCAGCAACCCTAGAAACAGGTCCGGGTGAGTCGTCAGGAAATCCGTCCGGGCATTCCTGGCACGCTTCACGTTCTCATATTGGGCACGCATGGATTCATGCACCACACACGTAGGGCGACAATGCGCGTCCGCTACACACAACCCCCCGTCACTACCCGCAACCAACGTCACGCTAGCGGTCGGCCGATAATTCTTCCCCACCTTAGGTTGCGCGCTAGGCAACGTCAGCAATGACGAACCATTATCCGGGCGCAACCCATAACCCACCCGGATCTCCCCCCACGCGTCCCTAGCCTGCCGCATATCGCACGACGGGACAATGGCACCCATGCGCTCCAATTCCACAGTCCTAAGCATGATTACTCCCCCTCTTCAGTCATACCCAACGCCGTGGACATCACGGCATGGTGAGCGATCAATGTCTGCACAATCTCCGGATCAGACTCACGCGCCGCAGCGCGCTCAAGCCCGATCAAATACTCCCGTGACGTCTCCCGATCCCACGCCCAATACCCGGCAGGCTCCGGACATGAAACGCACTCACGACACACATACCCGTCAATCTCCCGCCCACATTGATCACAACCCCCCGGAAGGATGCACACACAATCCGCAACCCCCTCACCACACAACACACACCACCGCACGTGCGAGAAAGCATGCGACACATCCGCACCCCCACCACACACACAAGGCGCCACACCCGCCGTCCGAGACGAATCAATCACCACATCCCCCGAACACTCACCACACTGAAGCAAGATTTCCACCATCACGAACCCCCTAACCGAAACCGCATCCCGTGATGCGCTAATCACCATTATGCACACCCCGTCACACATTGCAATAACCCCACCCAAAATATTCTCCCGGCCCCAGAAAGCTGCACCACCCACCACCCCAAATCGGACACCTCGAGCACCCCCCAAAAATCAAATCCTGGCGCACCACGGCGACAACCCACGCGAGGGAACCGAGCAACCCATGCCACCTGCCCACACACGTGACAGCCAATAGTCTCTCCCCATGTACACACACACGCGGTCCCCCCGGGGGGTCGGGACCACCCCCCTCCCCCCTCCTGGGAGGTGATTGCGACCATAATCACCCTACGGTCATCACGTCAGAATCGTACGTATGTACGAGCTTGACCCCAGGGTTTTAACTCCTGTTGTTATACATATATAAAATCTCCTGTTGTAATTGTGTGTGTATTTGGGGGGCTGGTGGGGGTGTTGTTGTTGGTTTTTTGATGGTTGTTGGTGTGTACAGGTTTGTCCGGTTTTGTACCTGTTTGTGATGGCAATGTGTGTGATGTGTGTCACTTTGGTGCACGTGTGGGTGCTTCGAGCAGGCACTATATAAGTGAGGGGTTTGAGCGAACGGAGTGAGCGAGAACCCCGAACGTCACATGTTTCTTATTTTTCTGGACCCCCAAGGGGTCCGGGTCAACTACTTGATTCAACTGCCTTGTTTAACACCTTAAGTTCTTGAGGGTGAGGTCTGTCTTGGCCCAGGTAGATACCTTCGCCTAGACCCATTCATTTGGCCTCGTGTTTTTCCCTCCATTTGTTGTGGCCTTGTGGAGGGGTTTGTGTCTGGTCGTTCTAAGGCGATTCCGATTGCCGAGTTGAAGACTGCCGTGTTGAAATCCATTGCTGATGGGTTGACGGTTGAGGCGTCGATGCAGCGGGTGGAGCGGACGGTTTCGGCGTATGAGCGGTGGCGCCGGGAGGATCCGGTTTTTGCTCGCCGGGTGGATGAGCTGCGGGGGTTGCGTCGGGGGGAGACGCGTAAGGAGATTTCGTTTCCGGATTTTTCGGAGCGCTTTCTGGGTATGCGGGTGTTTCCGCATATGCAGAATGTGGTGGATTTGATGGAGGGGAAGCGTCCTTCGTGGACGCCGCCGGGGATTGTGTTTGATCCGGGTGAACGTGACCTGGCGATTGTGAATATGCCGCCGGAGCATGGCAAGTCGGTGACGTTGACGATTAATTATGTGACGTATCGGATTGCGATGGATCCGAATATTCGCGTGATTATTGTGTCGAAGACGCAGTCGATGGCGCGGAAGTTCTTGTATGCGATTAAGACGCGTTTGACGCATCCGAAGTTTTCGGAGATGCACGCGAATTATGCGCCGGCTGGTGGGTTTGAGTCTACGGATGCTTCGTGGACGCAGGACATGATTTACGTGTCGGGGGATGCTCGGGATTCTGGTGAGAAGGACCCGACTGTGCAGGCTCTGGGTATTCGGGGTCATATTTATGGTGCTCGTGCGGATTTGATCATTATGGATGACTGCGTTGATTTGACGAACGCGCACGAGTACGAGAAGCAGATTGACTGGCTTCAGGCTGAGGTGATGTCGCGTCTGTCAGCTTCGGGGATGCTGCTGGTGGTGGGGACCAGGCTCGCCTCAAAGGATTTGTATGCGGAGTTGCGGGATCCGATGCGTTACCCGGAGGAGGAATCCCCGTGGTCGTATTTGTCAATGCCTGCCGTGTTGGAGGTGGAGGACGATCCGAAGGATTGGGCGACTCTGTGGCCTCGCACGAATCACCCGGATCCGACCGATAAGGATTCTGACCCGGATGAGGATGGGCTTTACCCGAAGTGGGATGGGCCGCGCCTAGCGAAGAAGAGGGCTCGAGTTGCGCCTCGCACCTGGGCGATGGTGTACATGCAGCAGCAGGTTTCCGATGATGCGGTGTTCCACCCGGATGTGGTGCGGGGCGCAATTAACGGGAATCGTCTTGCCGGCATCATGCCCCGAGGGATGGTGAATTGCCGCCCGGAGGGTATGGATGGCCTCGTTGTGGTGGCGGGTTTGGACCCGGCTATGGCAGGGCATACCGCTGCGGTGGTGATCGGTTTGGATCCGGTGACGCAGAAACGGTTCGTGCTGGATGTGTGGAATAAGGCTGCGATGACCCCGGATGGGATCCGGTCGATGATTCGTGACTGGACTTCTAAGTACGGGATCGTTGAGTGGCGGGTGGAGAAGAACGCTTTCCAGTCGATGCTCACTCAGGACCGTGAGGTGCGTGAGTATCTCGCGGGTCAGGGTGCGATCTTGCGGGAACATTTCACCGGCAGCAACAAGCATGACGTGGATTTTGGTGTCGCTTCAATGACCACCTTGTTTCAGGGTTGGCAGGATAAGCGCCAGTTGATTGAGTTGCCGTCCACGCACGTGTCTGAGGCGACGAAGGCTTTGGTGGAGCAGCTTGTCACGTGGCATCCTGCCGCACCGAAGACGCAGAAGACGGACACGGTGATGGCGTTGTGGTTCGCCGAACTTGCATGCCGGGACCGTGTCGCCGCGATGAGTAACTTTGCCCGGTCCCACGTGAATAACCCGTTCGTGACGCGCTTTGACAAGTCGCAGCGTGCGACGGTGAACCTTAATGATGCGGAACGTGACCGCATGTTCGTGACTCTGTAGGAGGATGGGTGCCGACAACGGCTGAGGTTGCCAGCCTCTACAACAGGCTGCGTGTGCAGAACAATGATCGTGACTCACGCATGCGTGACATTAAGCAGGTCCGTGGCGGTCAGATGGGGATGGTGTTCCCCGAGCTGTTCCCTGAGGATGGCCCCTTCACGCGCCCCATTGTGGCGAACATGGTCGATGTTGCGGCGCGAGATCTTGCTGAGGTTATCGCTCCCCTGCCGTCGTTCAACTGCTCTAGCTCGTCGATGGTGTCGGATCGTGCGCGAATGTTCGCTGAGAAGCGCACCCGGATTGCAACGTATTACGTGCAGTATTCGCAGTTGCAGAAGCAGGCGTACACGGCTGCTGACCGCTATGTGACGTACGGCTTCGTTCCTGGGATCGTGGAGATTGACTGGGACGAGCGCATGCCGCGCATCAAGTGGCTGGACTCTATGGGCACCTACACGGTGCGGGACCGTAGGGACCGTGTGAAGGCGCTGTTCCAGACGATCAACTATCACATTGATGATCTGATCGCGAAGTTCCCGGTGCTGGAGAACGTGATTCTCTCGCAGGTTCCTGGTGCGTCAACAAAGATTGAGGTTGTTCGCTACCACGACAAGGACGTGGACATTCTGTTCCTGCCCGGTGAGGGCGGCATTGAACTGATCCGCACACCAAACCCGGTGGGTAAGTGCCTAGCCGTGGAGGTGCGTCGTCCTGGTTTGGATGATGACCCGCGTGGTCAGTTCGATGACGTGATCGCTGTTCAGGTGGCGAAGGCGCGCTTCGCGCTACTGGCGATGGAGGCTGCACAGAAGTCGGTGCAGGCACCTATCGCCCTGCCTCAGGATGTGCAGGAACTGTCCCTGGGTGCAGACGCCGTGCTGCGGTCTACGACACCGGAGAAGATCCGGCGCATTCCGCTTGAGGTTCCTGCTGCTGCGTTCCAAGAGCAAGGCATTTTGGATCAGGAACTGCGTCAGGGTTCACGTTACCCCGAGGTGCGTGGCGGCAACCTGGATGCGTCCATCGTGACGGGTCGCGGTGTGCAGGCCCTGATGAGCGGCTTCGATACACAGGTGCGTACCGCGCACGCCATGTTCGCGGAAGCCTACACAGATTTGGTCGCCCTCTGCTTTGAGGTGGAGGAGCGATGCTGGCCTGCGTTCCGCAAGACGGTTCGCGGGAACGATAACGGCACCCCGTATGAGGTTTCATACTCCCCCGAGAAAGACATCAAGAACGATTACTCGGTGGATATCCAGTATGGCCTCATGGCGGGTCTGGACCCTAACCGTGCTTTGGTATTTGGGTTGCAGGCCCGTGGGGATCGCCTCATCTCGCAGGACTGGCTTCGCCGCTCCCTGCCTTTCTCGCTGAATGCGACGGAGGAAGAGCAGAAGCTGGACATTGAGGATATGCGTCAGGCGTTGCGTCAGGCCGTATCCGGCTATGCCCAGGCAATTCCTGTGCTGGCGCAGAACGGTCAGGATCCCGGCGAGATTCTTTCCCGCCTGGCGATCATCATCGAAGGACGCCAGAAGGGTAAGCCGATTGAGGAAGTGATCGCGGAAGCGTTCGCTCCCCCTGAGCCCCCACCCGGCATGGTTGATCCGATGGTTGATGACGCCTCCCCGGTCCCTGGCGATCCCATGTCGGATCCCATGTCGGGTGGTGGACCTGAGTCCCTTGAGGGCATTGACGCTCTTGGTCGATTGCGTGGTGTTGCACCGGGTCAGGCGGGTTTGCCGCCTGGAGGCCGGCCTGATTTGAATGTCCTGCTCGCTGGGTTGACGCAGCGTGGCGAGCCGAACCTTGCTGCGTCTATTTCCCGAAGAGTTCCTGTCGCATAAGGAGTAGTTATGGCGGTTCCCGCAGCAGCACCGAAGAAGCCTGCAAACCAGGGCGGTAAGGCCCCGGCGAATGTTCAGCCCGTGAATCATCAGGAGAAGGCCGTGTCGGGTACGAACGCGCTTCCTCACCAGTACAGCCCGACGCATGGCGTGTGGGCGAATCACATTGCAGCGAAGCAGCCGGGTGGCACCCGTGGTTCCGGTAAGGGTGCGCGATGAAGGCACAGCCCAGTCGCGGTGGATCCCCGTCCCTCAAGGCGCAGTACAAGAAGTCACCAGCCAATTACATGAAGAAGTTGAAGTCAAGTCCCTACAAGGCCGTCAAGAAGGCCGCAAAGAAGGGCGCACGCTGATGTGCAATTTCTGTGGATGCCAGACCAAGACGGGTCAGGGTTACGGCGGTTCCGATAAGAAGGGCAGCAAGTAATGCCAGGACATTACGGGAAGTCATCCAAGGGCGCTGTATCAAAGAAGTTGATTCCAAAGTCGGCTGGACCGATCAGCTCCGTTGCGAAGAAGGCAATCAAGAAGGCTGGCGCAGAGGGCCCGAAGAAGTCCATTCCGAGGAAGCGTGCCAAGTAATGAAGGCGCAGGCAGGAAAGACGGGTAAGGGGATGTCCCGTCGTAGCGTAGCCGAGCAAAAGAAGATCGCTACCGACCGCAAGTACCCGTCTGGTCGTAACGGCGGTACGGGCACGAGGCGTCAGGGAAGTTCCTCTGCCTCCGGCGTGTATAAGCAGAAGCGTGGCAAGTAAAGGGGCGTTCTGGGATAAGCCCAACCCGAAGAAGAAGTCCACGCCATTGACCCCAGCTCAGAAGGCTGCGGCTAAGGCGAGGGCGAAGAAGGCGGGTCGGCCTTACCCGAATCTGGTGGATAACGCTGCTGTGCGGAGGAAGCGTGGCAAGTAAAAAGGATTCACGCCTGGACCGTGCTGGTGTTTCTGGCTACAACAAGCCGAAGCGCACACCCAACCACCCCACGAAGTCGCACGTTGTTGTGGCTAAAGAGGGTTCGCAGATCAAAACGATTCGGTTTGGTCAGCAGGGTGTGACGGGCGACAGGCAGCCGACGAAACGTCAGGCGTCCTTTAAGGCACGCCATAAGGCCAACATTGCTAAAGGAAAGATGTCGGCTGCATACTGGGCTAATCGCGAAAAGTGGAGTTGATTTGCCAGCATCCCTGGAGCTGCCAGAGGATGTTCGCAAAGTTGATGGTCGATGGCTGAGAGACTGCCCCAATTGCGGTGAGGTGGTAAGCCACCTACGCCGCAACTATTGCGTACATGCGTCTCTCAATAGGCAGCCGTGCAAGAAGTGCAGTAACCAGTCCAATCACCCTTCGGGGATGGTCGGTGCGGTCCGAGTGTCTTGGTACAACTCGTTCCGCAATAGCGCCGCATCACGCGGCCTTGACTGGGAACTCACAATTGAGTTTGTCGATGCCCTATACGAGATCCAGTCGGGCCGATGTGCCTACAGCGATCTTCTGATTGGGTGGTCGGAGAAGGGCTGGGATCACACAGCCTCTATTGACCGTATTGACAACTCCTGGGGCTACTTGCCCGACAACGTTCAGCTCGTACATAAAGAGATCAACATGATGCGTGGATCTCTCAGTACCGAGCGATTTGTTGATTTGTGTGTGCAGATCGCGAACAAAGTGAAGTGGTAGGGAGCCGGGTGTGGAAGAGAACGAGGACTACGAAACCGAGCTAGGTGTTGAGGTTGAGCAGGCCGTCGTTGTTGAAGCCACACCCTGGTTCAACTCTGACACGGTAGCCACATCAATGGTGTTCGCATCACAGATGGCGCAAGCTGCAGCAGACCACTTCCAGAACCTTGCCTTTCTGGCTTTGGGTCAGTCAGCGCATGAGTGGGTTCGCCAGGATCGTGAAGAGTTTGTGGATGAGACGGCTTCGGATATTGCGAAGTTGCTTGAGGTGA